ACAGCATCAACAGCAACTGCAGCTTCAGTTGCATCTGACATGGATGATGTTGCATTTCCAAGTCCAGAACCAACAATTGCAGAACCTACAACTGCATCAGCAGATGTAGATGAAGATGAGTCACTCTCATACTTCCAAAAACTTGCAAATGATGTGTAAGGATTGTCAATCCTAAATTATTTGAATTATAAATATACTATGCACTAATAGGATTGACTTAGGGGGCTGAGTTACCACTTGACTCAGAGAATGTACCAAGTAGGATGGTTGAGGTTTGGGTACATAATCGTGGTAAGATATCGATGCGGCAGAGGATATCAAGTTAGAGAGCGGGAAAAATGAGGGGCTCCTAACACTTCTAATTTATTATGGGAAAAGGTTCTAAAAGGAGACCTACAGTGGTCAATGATAAACAGTTCGAAGATAACTGGGAAAAGGTATTCGGTAAGAAAGAACCTAAAATCAAATCACGCATCAAGACACCTAAACAAGGTGTAACTAAAGTTCACAAAGACAAATCAAAATATCAAAGAAAAGATAAGTATCCTTCACCTAATTATGAAGGGCCTTGGGGAAAAGATTTGGGATTATCCTAAACTAGGATAGTGAAGTGCAGAATGTCTACCCATAGAACCACCACCAGTGGCTGCAAATGTAGTCCTTCTAACATTGTTGATATTTGCTACAGGAGCAGATTGATTCTGGACTACATTTACTTGAGGTGTTTGTGCCATTGACCCAGTTGGTGCAACATCTACACTGGCAGGGCCTTGCATATTGAAGTTAAATGTTGCCTTTGATAAATCTTTAACTGCATCTGTAATATCTTCAAACCTACTAACTTCTGCTTCAGATAACTCACCTAGTCCTTGTGTAATTGCACTTAACCCAGTTCCAGCACCAAGTAATATGTCACCAATCTTAGGATTTGCTTGCATAGTCAAGACTCTTTCTAACGAGTCCATTCCACCTACTCCAAAGAAATCTGCAACTGCTTCACCAAAAGTTGTTTTTGGAAGTTCAAATCCATCTAATGCTTTTTTAGTCTTTTCTATATTTTCAATACCTAAATCTAAATCTTGTGTCATATTCTCAATGAATCTTGAAAGAATATCTAATTGACTTTCATTACCTACAAATTGATTAAAGTCAAATGGACTTGCAGATATTTTTGCTACTTCAGCAAAATCTTTAGATACAGATGCAATACCTCTTATGTTGTCTTGCAATTTAGAAATATTTAAATCTTCAAAAGGCATGATACTTTCTGCAAAACTACCAAGTCCTTTACCAATTACAACCAAAGTACCAATTAGTGCCATAACTGCTAATGCACCAACTCCCATAATCAATGCACCAATACCAGTGGTCACAATTGCACCAAGAACTCCCATTAGAGTTGCAAGACCTAACATACTACCAAGAACTTTTAGCATATTAACCTTACCAAATGCTTCCATTCCTTCGAATGCTCCCATCTTCTCACCTAATGCAAATGAACCAAAGACACCAGTAAGACCAACACCTAATCCAACACCACCAGCTGCTAATGCAAGAGAAAACTTTAACGCTGCACCAGAGAAAGCTGCCATACCAGTTGCAGCTGCAGTTAATCCAGCACCAGCAATAGTTCCACTTGCAGCTGCAGTTAATAGAAATACAGATGCAGCTCTGAATGAACTAACTCCACCACTACCATCAGCATCACCACCAGATGGTTGTGATTGACCATCATTTGAAAGTGCTGGAGACTGTGCTTGTTTTAACTGATTTCTCTTTAATTGTTCATCATTTTTAAGACTTTTCTTTTGGAATTTTCGAAGTTCTTTACCTTGTTTTTTATCTTCAAATAACTGTGCTTTTGCAAACACTGCTAGTCTGATAAGACCAGACTTTGTGACATTACCTAAAAATGTTAACAGTGTACCTAAGAATGGTATTGATTGAAGAACACCAGCAACAGGCCCAAAGAAGGATAGAATTCTATCTACATCTGATGAAAGTCCTTCTTTCAAAGAAGTACCTATTCCAACAGCGGTTAACTCACCACCTTTTTCTACTGATTTAACGAGGTCTTCAAACTTACCACCAGCAAACTTAACAAACCCTTTTTCAAAAGTACCTAAAGTTCTACCAAACTTCATCAACTCTTCAAGTTGTTCTTTTTCTGTTTCTAGTCTTTTTACCTCTTGATTACTTGCTACATTTTGACCAGTTTCTTCTAAAACTTCTTTAACTTTACTAAGTCTTTCTTCATTTAATTCTAATTGTTCTTTAAGACTTACTAACTGTTTTGATTGTTCTTTACCTATACCTACTTGTTCTAGTACAGCAGACCTTTCAAATCTCTTTCTTTGTGCGTCACTTAATCCTTCGACAGCCTCAATAACTTTTGTTTGTTTATCAAGAGCTTCTTCTTTACCTTTGGTTGTTTCAGCACGAGACCTTCTCAATTCAGTCAGAACTTTATCTATAATTGAATTTGCTTCGGTATTCGTTAAATTGTTTTCGTCTGCCATACTATTATTTATCTATTTTTTTGAATTAGTGTCATGTTCTTTTGCAGCGGAGTTGACATATAGTCCAAACCATGCAGCTCCAGCACCTACCAGAATACTGATAAGACCAGATTGTTCCATTGAAGGTTCTGGTAATTCCATGAACCAAATGGCTGCATAATACACTAAAAATATGTAAACACTTAAGAATGCACGAGGCCAGATTCTCCATGCATCAACTGTTCTTGCAAGGTGAACCCACTTTTGCCAAGGGTTTACTGTGTCATTTGCTTTAAGTTCTCTTATTTCATCCTTAAGAGCACCATTCTCTTGAATCATCTCCATGAACTTTGATAAATCCATCTCGACTTCATTACGCGACATATCGCCACCAAATCTATCTCTATCACTCATAATACTCTCCTTTATCTATTTTGAGCTTGTTTTGCCTTCAACTCCTCATCTTCGAGATGTTGAACTAGTAAGGAAACATATATTTCCCTTTCCCATGGATGCATATCATCCAGTTCATTTAGTGACCAACCATGATGTTGGATTAGTCCAAAGTTTATGTTAATATAATTTGCAAGTGTTTCATGAGAAAGGGCTAGACGAAAAAATTCTGTATTCCTTCTAACTTAACTGTGTTCTCTTGACCACATTTTTGACAATTATATTTTACCTCTTTAACCAACTTAGGAAGGCCATTAAACCATTCCATTATATTGTTGAACTGTTCTGTAGACATTTCATTCACAAAATCTTTTATTTCTGCTGTTGTCACATCATTTCTATCAATCACATCATCTTCTGTGATGATTTGTCTGATAGATTTTGCAATGATATCAAAAATATTACTTGAAGTAATGTTTTCAACATCTTGTACTACATCTTGTACCTCATTGAAATTAGGGACTGAGAGATTAACTGATATTTTATCTGTTACTTTAACATTATTGTCTTTTAACTCTCCCTCAATGTCTATAGATTCTAAATCTATTTCCACTGGAGTTTGTCCATCACAATTAGGATTACAAGCAAGAACAATGTTACTTGTTTCACCTACAGATTTAATACGAACTTTTAGAAATAAGTATTCTAAATCTGTATTTGATAACTCTCTAATACTTTGTTTTGAATCTACTAAACTGCTACACGCTTCTACTAGATTAATAACAGTATGAGTTATCGTTTTTACCTGATTATCTTCTAAAGCTTGCAATAATACTTTCTGTTCTCCTACTGAGAATGGTCGATATTTTGCTTCTTCACCAGATACAGGTAATTTACAAAAATACTCTACAGTATTTAATTTAGGTAATGCCATAATATACTCCTATATGTTTAACCATAGATTGCTTCTTCAATCTTACCTTTAAATTTGTTTGTTACTCTACCCAATGCTTTATCTAAAAATCCAGAGAATAAATTAGAAGGTTTTGGGTTACCAAATTCACTATGCCAGTATCTATAACGAAACTGTGCATTAAACTTCATGACATCTGCGTTCTCATATCCAAAACTTACAGCACCAAGTTGTAATGGAAATGCATCTGTCATAATACATCTATAATTAACAGTGTCGTATTTATCTAGTGCTTCTAGATATATCAGACCAATGTAATCATCGTGAAATCTACTATGAAAGTTTCCTTCATGGAAACCATTCATTGATTGTTGCCATAGTTCTATAAGTTGTCTATCTTCAAAGTCATTGGGCATATAGAACGAACAGTCGAATTGGTCATATTGTGGTTTATGTGGGATTGCCCTTTTAGGGCCATATTCTGATTCCTCTTGAGTAAAGAATCCTCTGCCTGGCAAGTTTGCACTTTCACACTTTAAACCTCTTACTGCAAGACCATTGTTAAGGTTACCCATACCAAACATTGCAACATTATATCTGTTTAATCTTTGTAAACCATCTATTTGTGCTTTAAATCTATCTATTTTCATGAAATTTTCTTCCTACTTTCTTTCCAAACTGCATCCATACTTGATTTCTTAAATGATTCTATTGGTAAGAATATTGCAATTTCCCAGTCTGCACTATCTACTATTGCAAATCTACTTCTGATTTGACTTGACAAATAATGTTTTGTACACGCTTTAAAATATGGTTTACCAGATGCACTTTTTAACATCTGATATGTTACATTAAATCTAGTAGTATTATCAAACTTTTCATTTGTAGTTTTTTCATACAATTGGTCTAGAAATGCAGCTCTTAATCCATGTGGTAAATAATGTAAATTTAATCCTAAGAACCCACCTTTTGCTGGTTCTATAGGTATTACCAAAGGAAATCTATCATAATATGGTAATGTTCTTTTGTGTTTTGGGTCGTACATCATCATGTACATATCACCAAATATAGGTCTTGCTCTTTGTCTTGCATCTGATTGTAATTCTTTACGATTTACAGATTTTAATGATGCAACACGAGTACGAAACCATCTTTGAGATTCCTTGGTTCTAGCTTGTATACCACCACGAAATGCTTCTCTTTCTAATTTGTCAAATAGTTTTCCTGCCATACATGTATTTATACCACTTAACACTATAGAAAAAAAAGTATAGTTTTTTATTATTTTAGTTGACAAATAGGTGCATTTTTTTATATAATACTACTGTAATTAGGAATTACCAAGTACTTGAGGATTCGGACTTGTAAAAATTAGAGAAAATCCTACTTGATTAAGGTTTAGTCCAGATGACACTGAAAAGGTTCTTAATCATTAGAAACAGTTCACGAAGTTCAAAAGTCTTGAGAGGTCACAGGTTCGAATCCTGTCTGTTACCGAGGGTGCAGTGGAGAAGTGGTGTGTATCTCTTGAAATGTCAATTGGATGTAGCTATTGCAGTTATACATTTGAGACAGAGCATAAGACTTATCGTAAATCGTAGAGTCATGTGAGTAAGCATGTGGTGAGAGAGTCCCAAGTGACAATCAATATAACCAGTAACTACTTCACTACCTTGATTCAACCATTACACAACTTTGTCCATCCTCTAGTTAAAGAGTGAGGATTGTAAGATATCTTACCACTAAGGGACATTGTAAAAGAGAACGAGTACCATATGGATGCTAAATTCGTTGACCTTGTTAATCTGACAAGGTAGAGTTTACGCACATTGAAAGTTCGGTGGGTTGATACTGTATCAATACTGGGAGACATAACAAACGAAGGTATTTAACGCGAGAAAAGAGGACTAGACATGGTTAACTAACGAGGGCATCTGGTGGTAAAAAATCAGATTTTATTGAATTCCTGTTGGGGTCAGTGATGACTTTCCTAACTTTAGTAGTGGTGATATATGAATACAAGATAGAAGCGTGTTGACTGTTTGTTGTAAAAACAAGAGATGAGACTCAAGCGTGCAACAGACAGATAGTCGGAAACCTATACAGAATCCGAGCGTAGAAAGAACTCTTGAGTTAGAATATGATGATAAGTGTATGGATGTGAGTTGAAAACGATTGGTGTCTGGTACTTGTTAGATTCTTGGAGAATAAGAGGGTATAGTCGTCTAACAGTTAGTAGGGAATACGAAATCTCGCTCAAGGTGGTGATGAAACAGTGGTTGCAAACACCGAGTAGTCATTAACGAACTTCACTATTTTAGACGATTGCTATCATAAGAACCATCGTCAAAACCCCACCTCGAATTCATACTTGATATGATGATATGGTGGGGTTTTTTTATATTAAAAAATATACCATAGTCCACACTACACTAAAAAATAATCCCAATAATAATATTGCAGTAAATAAAATATTCAATGGTGTTGGATTAAATTCTTCTTTCCTACCTAATCCTAATAATAATTTAAATATTAATTTCATATTTCAATCATATCAAATTCTTCTTTTCCTACACCACATTCTGGACAGTACCAATCTTCTGGTACATCTTCCCATTTAGTGCCAGGCTCAATACCATCTTCTGGACAACCAAGTTCCTCATCATATATCCATCCACATACGATACATTCCCATTTTTTATATTCCATATATCCCTTATTTTTTTAGGTGGTCTTCTGTTAATATCCTAAATTCGTAATTTCTATCTTTGCAAAACTCTTTTGCAGCTTCCCATTTTAATTGATTAATACCATAAGTTCGTGCTTCTTTTAAATATTTACCATAGTGTTTATTTTTCTTAGTGGGTTTTTTTGTTTGTGCTTTTGGTTTTACTTCTATTATTTCACATTTAATATTACCTTCAGCATTTTTATATTTAATCCAGAAGTCTGGGAAGTATCTATGTATCTTACCATCTAGACCACGATATGGTATGATTATTTCTTCACTTGACCATTCTAGTATAGAAGGATTTGAGTCACAATATTTCATAAATCTAAGTTCCCACATAGAACGATATATTACTTTTGTTGGGTCACCTTTATACTTTTTATACTCTTTTGGTTTAAATCTTCCCTTGTAACTCATATAAATACCTTATACATATTAAAACTCATATAGGTATTTATAGATGTCATTTTTCAAAAAACTAAAAGGTAAACTACTTGGTTCAATCAAGGAAGACCTTAACTCAGCATTAACTGGTAAACAGAAATTATTCAACTCAAAAATAGCAGGTGCATTAGATGACTTAATTGCAATGAAAACTGGTATCAATATATCTAATATTCCAGAAGGTATTACAGAAAAAGGTCTATTAAGTGCAGAAGAAAGAAAACTTGCAGAGAAAGCTGTAGAACAAAATAATGCTAATTCTGGTGGTTATTATGCAAAAAAAGGTAGAACAATATTAAGATTTCCAACAGATGACAACAGATATGTAGATAATTGGATTATATTTAGAAGTATACCAAGAACTATTGAAGATGTTACAATGGTACAAGCTGCAAGAGATGGTCAACTAAACCATGGATTGTCAAGCATAAGTGATATGGATGTAGGTACTGCAAGTGACCCAACAATAAAAAATTCAAAAATAGAAACTCAAGATGCTACAATTGCATTATATTTTCCAAATGGTGTAAAAGATACAATAAATGTAGAGTATGAACAAAAAGAAATAGGTTTATCTGACCTTGCAATGGATAAAATATTTAACGAAGGAAATTTAGGTGAGTTAAGTGGAGAAGCTCCTGCAATGGCTGGAGAAGCATTTGATAAAGCAAAACAAGCAATGATTGCATTTGATGCTTTCCAAAAAGGTGTAGTAATAGATAATCCTAAATTTAATACATTCCAAGGAGTATCATTCAGAGACCATAGTTATACATTTAATCTAACACCATATAATGTCAACGATGCAGAAGAAATAACTAAGATAATAACTTTATTTAAGACTCTTATGTTACCTATGTCTACAAATGCAAATAGAAGAAAGATGATTATGCCATCTGAATTTAGTATCGATTTCAAAGGGCCTATATTAGGACATATAGAACATCCACAGAATTGTTTCTTAAAATCATGTGATGTAGACTATTCTGGTGGTAAAGATATGTCATTTATAGAAGGTATAGTGGAAGGAACAAAACTAGGGCCAGGAGAAGGACAACAAGGGCCACCTCAGACTGTTCGTGGGATGCAACATTATCCTAATGGTGTTACTTTGTCACTTGTATTCCAAGAAATACTCAACATCGATAGACTAAGATATGTCGATAGAGTTCGTGCAGCTGCAAGAGGTAAAGAACAGAGTACAGAAGCAGAATTACGAGAATTTGAAAGAAATATATCACAAGCTGATTTAGATGCTTCTCAAGATATGGACAAAGACCAAATATTTAAAGAGTATTTTGGTAATGAAAGGGAAAGTTGGTATAATACCCTACCAAATGACCAATTCGTATTTGCTGATAATTTAAGAGACACAGCAAATAAATTTGGTTTAGTAGAAGGTAAAGATTATAGAGTAGAGAAATTACATGCTGGTCGTTATCGAATAGTAAAAATATAGAGGAATAATATATGCCACAGAATTATTTTAGACATTATCCAACAATTGATTTTGACCTCAAGAATGATGGTAATTTAATTAAAGCAAAGGATATATTTCGTAATATAAGAATAAGAGAAGAGAATTTAAATACCACAACAGGATATGAATTCTATCAAATCGGTCAACAAGATAGACCAGATATAACTGCATCAAAACTATATGGAGATGCAACATTATATTGGTTATTTTGGATGGTAAACGACCATCTTGCTGTACATTCTGATTGGCCCATGTCATTTAATGTACTAGAAAAATTCATACAAAGAAAATATTCTGGTAAATGTCTGGTTGCAAACAGCCCCTCGGATATTGTTACTAGTTCGGTAAAATTTTTACAGGGAGAAAAGGTAATAGGTTCTACCAGTTCGGCATTCGGATATGTCACCAAAGTAGACCCTACAAACAATCAGATAGTACTTAACGATATCGAAGGTAACTTCACAATAAACGAAACAGTCACAGGCTCCCAGTCGGACAAGAGTTTTACTCTCAGTTCGGTTCGGAATTTTTCAGACTCACCACATCACTACGAAACTCCAGAGGGTCTCAAAACCTCAGTAAGTACAGGAAATACCCTAGTATCTAACCATGATTATGAAGTTGATTTCAATGAGAATAAGAGGTCTATAAAGTATATTAAACCACGATATGTAGAACAATTACTCAGAGAATTCAAGAGTATGATAAGAGAGTAATATATGCCGATTACAATAGGAACTAATAGAGTCAACTCTTATAGAATTGAGAGTATATCTATATCAAACCAAGAGGGTAATACCTACGAAGTAAGTAATTTAATGCAATCATTTACAATAAATGAGAGTATCTATGATATGTTCCTTACTGGTAGTATAGTATTATTAGATGGTGCGAATTTATATAATAGAATAGGATTTACTGGACAGGAATATATTCGAATACATATCGGTGGTATACAGGGAAACGAACAA